CACCCAGATACCGCTTCAGCCAGAACAGAAAGATGAGATCGACGCTGTATTCAAATCAGAGTACGGATTGAGAGAGAAGCAGAAACAGTTCATGATCAGCTATTCGGATATAAATTTCATCCGTACCGTCATGTCACCCGAAGAGCTTGGCATATACAATGACTTCTCAAACAATGCCATGATCATATCGAATGGCTTCCGGATCCCCCCGGAGATCTATAAAACCTATGTAGCGGGTGCAACCTTTGAAAATCAGGTTCAGGCTGTAAGGCGCCTCTATCAGGACACGATCATACCGATGGTCGAGAATGAGGACCTATATTATACCGAGCGTCTTAAAATGCGCGATTATGGCTTTGAACTGAGAACAGACTTCTCGCACATAGAAGCCCTGCAGGATGCTTTCAAGGAAAAGGCGATGGCATTGACTTATAATGCAAACACGGCAGAGAAATCTTATAACAACAATATCATAACATGGAATCAGTATCTTGAATTACTTGATATGGAACCTGTTGACGGAGGGGATATATACAAGTATGAGCGCGACAAAATGACAAAGACAGAAACAGAACCAGCTATTAACCAAACTATAGAAGAATGAAAACGAAGAAAAAACTAACCCCGGAAGAGATTAAGAAACTCAGAGAGGCAAAACAGAAAAAGCTTGATGATAAAGAACTTGTTAAGAAATAAAGAAATAGAGATGTCATGATGTCTTTTTTGTAATTGGCATAAGGCAAGGATTTTCGGGTATTGCTCACTGAACTGCATGAAAGATTATTTCATGATGAGGTTAAGAGCATTATTGATTGAAAGAGTATTTATAAAAAGATGAAGGCGATGGAACATTATGGTAACATGGAATTTGCAACCAAAAAGGATCTATTCAAATTTCTGGTTGAAAACCGTGATAAGCTGATAGCTCAGAAGAAAGCTGTCAAAAAAGAAGCTGACTGTCCTGTGATTGTTAAGCCTGTAATTGTCAAGCCGGTTATTGAGGAAGATCCTGATAATCCGGGAGCGATTAAAGCAGATGGCAATACTATTGCTGACCTGCCGAACATGAATTCACTGAAGGTTGTCTGCGTGATCAATACGACAAACTTCCTTGATAACCATAATGACCTTCATCTGCCAGGCATCTGGAATAGAAGCCTTCAGAACAATAAGATGATCATGCATTTACAGGAGCATGACATGGAATTTGAAAAGATAATTGCTGACGGCGATCAGCTGAAAGCTTATACTAAAACTTACAAGTGGAGCGAGCTCGGTTATCCTTATCAGGGTACTACAGAGGCACTTCTTTTTGAATCTGAGATTCTGAAAGAGCGTAACGAATTTATGTTCAACCAGTATGCAAGAGGCTGGGTCCGTAATCATAGCGTTGGGATGTATTATGTTAAGATGGACTTTGCCATCAATGACGAAGAATACCCGAACGAATATGAAGCATGGAAGAAATACTATCCTCAGATTGCAAACCAGGAATTTGCTGATGAAAAAGGTTATTTCTGGTATGTACTCGAGGCAAAGCTGATTGAGGGCTCTGCAGTACCACTTGGAAGCAATACAGCAACACCAACACTTGATAACGGGATAAGCAAGGACATGGTTATTTGCCCGGCTTGCGGGCATGAATTTGACTATAATTCTGTATCGGAAGCCGGTATAGGATATGTCGAATGTCCGAAATGCAACAAACCAGTATCAAGAAGAAAACAAGATGACCCGCCCGATAAGGGCACTCATGATATATCTGAACCGGGTGGTAAGCCCACTCAGATCGATTACAAATTTTTATTGTCGAATTTAAAAAATTAATGCAATGCCAAAAGAAAATGAAAAAACTGACAGGGAACTCCTGTTAGAAGAAATAAAGGGGCTTATCGCAGATTCACAGAAAGAAAATGTGAAGAAGTCAGACCTTGAAGCTCGCGTGGATGTAATCAATACAGCCATCGCAGAAAAACTCACGAATGTAGATATCAAGGCTCTCAAGGAGAGTGTTGATAAACTCGTTACCGAAACAGCCGCCAATGCTGCAGCTGTCAAAGCAATGGGCGAAGTAGGCAAGATAGAGGATGAAAAGCCGAGAACAACTAAGGAAGTATGGAAGCAGGCTCTCATTAATGCTGTTATGGCAGCCTCCAAAGATGTCCCGGGACTTCTTGTTGAAAAAAATGATGATAACGGCAAACGTTTTTCATTGAAAGATTACTTTGGCAGAAAAGGGAATCACAGTTCACCGGAATTTGTCGTTAAAACCGAGATGCTTGAATCTTCAATAGTTCAGAGCAATGTCGCAACGGTACGATTAACTGAACTTGATCCACAGAGGGTAGGTATTCCCCTGACGATTTATCCTCATGTCCTTGACTGGATGCCTTCAAGAACTATCCAGAGGCCCTACATGAGCGTACTTGTTGTTTATTCTTACAGTGACGGTGCAGCAACCAAAACAGAAGGCAGTGCATCGACTATCTCCAGCTTCTTACTGAAGACTGTTGAGTTCAAGTCCTTCTTCATTGCAACTTATTTCACACTGTCAGACGAGACTCTTGACGACCTGGAAGAAGCAATGGAAGAACTGTCGATAACAGCTCCTTCAAAGATCCTTGATAAAGTTGATGGGTATATTCTCGGAGCTGCCGGCGACGATTCAACGGCTATCGGGGGACTGCTTTCAGCAAGCGTTACAAAGCACACCGACTTCGCAAGTGCAACGACCTATGCATCAACACTCGCAGATGCCAACAAGGTTGATGCCATTGCAACAATGAAGCTTCAGGCCGAGGCCAGCAACTACCAGCCGGATGTGATACTTCTTGCAGCTCAGGAAATCAATGAGATAGCTGCTGAAAAGGATTCAATGGACAACAGCAAGCTTGACCGCAGGGTTGTGTTCAATAATATCGGCGAACCCTCAATGGTCTGTGGTATGAGGATAATAAAAACTACCTCAACCGCCATGGCTGCAAACAAAGTAGTCGTACTTGACTCCAAGCAGCTGATTATAGGGAAACGTAAGGAAATGACCATGGAGATCGGATATAATGCAGCCGACCTTACCGAGGGACAGAAAACCGTTGTCATCAAGGTACGCCTGGCATTTGGTGTCAGGGATGCAGCCGCAGTCATTTACTGTTCTGATCTTGACGCTGCCGTCTCTGCTATAACTGTCTAAGCGGATTTTAATTGACAGGAACAAAGAAGATTAACAAGGTTTCAATTAAAATCTAAAAAGACATGAAAAAGTTATTCACAATTGTATTAATGCTGGCCGTACTCAGTATGGCCAGTATTGCACAGACGGGCGACAGGATTGGTACTATCAAGAAAGGATCTACCAAGCTGACACAGCCGATGGCTTTCACTACAAGCGATTATCTTGATGCTGATGACACTGTAAATATCACGATCAATAACAAGCAGGATTACTACCAGCATCAGACATTCAGCTATACACTTGACTCTGTATCCGGGGATCCTGCTATTACCGTGAAAGCTTACGGAAAGATTACATCTTCCGGGGACTGGACACAGATAGGATCGACAGGCACGTGGGATGATGATGCTGACGCTACGCAGACAATAACTTCGACGGCTCCGGCAAATTATAATTATCTCAAGGTTGAATTCGCTGCCAGCGCCACTACACAGAAGGTCTATATTACTTATTTTGATGTTGCCACTTCTCATGCTTACGACGTGGCATCCAGCGCCGGTACTGTCACATTCTCGCGGTCAACATCCGGGACTGTCACACTTACAAGTGCTGATAACGACGCTAATGCTGCGTTGACGGTAGATGCCGGGGGCACGGGAGCCCTGACGCTCGGAGGATCAACGGGAACGACCGCCATAACATCAAGCGACTGGGCTATAGATGCTACTGGTGTAGCGTCTAATTTGGGAAATATATCATCAAACGGCTCGTTAATTTTATCTGGTTCGGTAAGCGGTGGTATTACACTTACACCCCTTGCAACAGGAACAGCAGTCACTACAATTCAAAATCAAAATGTTGCGGCTGCAACAATTACTTTACCATCAGCAACCACTACACTTCCGGGGCTTAGTCTTGGAAATGCATGGTCGGGAGCTAATACTTTCCCGGGTGGATCAGCTGTAGTTCCATTGAAGATTGGGGTAAAATCCAACAAGTCTGGTGATGGTCTTAGTTTAGTGGGAAGCACTGATAACACTGGTGGGGTTCAGATATTTGCTGATGACGATACTGCTGTAGTTGCCGATATTACTTCTCCACTCTGGACGAGGTATATGCTGACACGAGCGCAGACAAGCGGAGCCACACAGACAGGACTCTATGCCCAAATAAAAACCAAAGATGCTTCAACAGCTTTTACAGGAGGTTCTATCACCGCTCTTAAAGCTTTCAATCAGGCAGGTGTTGTAGTTCTTGGAAGTGGGGCTGAATTTGGAATTATCAATGCAGGAACAACGGTTCTTGGTGAAATGACAGTAGCAACAGGAACAAGATTCTCAGGTGTTGATATAAACATCGGTGGTGTTGGTCCGATTTCAACTGCCGGCACTGGAGTAGGTGCAGGCTTGGTTATCCGAAATAAAGGCGAAGGGGCCACATGGCCGGTTGATATCTCATTACAAAATGGTGAGACCATTGCTAACACAACTGATGGTACGGTTGCTGTATCAGGTGTCCTTTCTGCTAATCCGCGCTTTGCCACAGTGATAGTTAATACTGATGAATCAGAGACACTGACAGCTGATCAATCTGGTGCTATTGTCACATTTGATGGAGCAGGAACGGCGACAATACCAGATGCATCGGCGGCAACTATTGGGGTTGTTTATTATTTAATACAGACGGCAGATGCTAATTTGACAGTGACTTCCACTACTGCAAATAACAATTCATTTGTTTGCGATCATGTTGCCACTTCTGATGCTGTCTCTTTGTCAACAGCGAGTCATTTAATAGGTTCGGGAATGATAGTCATAGGCATATCTGCAACAAAATGGTATGTCGGTGCACTCAATCCTGAAGAGTATTTAACTCCTGAAGCAGCTGACTAAATTTTATAACCGAAGGGGAGCCGAGGTTCTGCCAGGGTCCCCTTCTTTAAAACAAGAGAGATGAAACAGATAGTAAAAGTGAGCAGTAAGAAGGTAATTACTTTACATGGGAGATTTGCTGAAAGGGCGGCTGCAAAGTTTGTTGCAAGAGGGCGGTATTATTACCCTGACGAATCCACAGAAGAGAAGCCTGAAGAGTTGGAACCGATAGTTGACGAAGTTCCTGAAGTGCAAACAGAACAGCCCGAAGAAATAAAAGATGCTGAGAATGCAGAAGTTCCTGCCGGCGATGCTTCTGAAAACAAAGAGAACCACAGCGAACAGTCCGATGCTGACAAGGTAGCAGCTGAAGAAACTGCCAGACTTGAGGCCGAAGAAAAAACCAAACAGGAAGAAGCGGAACGTCTTGAAGCTGACAGAATTGCCAATGAACAGGCCGAAGCCGAAAAGAAGAAACTGGCCCTAATTAAAGGTGGTCAGAAGAAAACAGGGAAGAAAGCAGTTCATAAGAAGGTAAGGGCTTCCAAAAAGTCAGTTGTGAAGAAAGCTAAAAGGTAACGCTGATGGCCTTCATTGACAGCACATATTTTACCGGAGAGATTCTTATTCCGGGTGCATCTGCGGATACTCAACTCACCCAGGCGATCACTCAGTATGAGAAAGAAGTGCTTCTTATTTTACTTGGATATCCGCTCTACAAGGCTCTTATTGCCGATTGCACCGGAGAGGGAGGCGTGCCTGTTACTCAGATATATACTAACCTGGTTGACGGCGCTGAATTCACTCATTCATTTGAAGGTGAGGAATTCACTCTTAAATGGGAAGGACTAAAAAACTCTGCAAAGATTTCGCTTATAGCATATTATGTCTTTTACAAATTTGTTGAGCGTCATCTTACTGAATATCATGGCAAGGCCTTCACTGTACTTCCGAAAGGTAAAGATTGGGAGAAAGCTAATCCTGCTTTTAAATTATGTGATGCCTGGAACCGGATGAGAGAACTCTATGGCAAAATACCACCTGAGTATAAGAACTATTATCCCCATCCGGTGAAGGTCGGTGATATTAATAATGTGTTCAATATGAAACCGTCAGCTTTTAATTTTCTTTATGCTAACAAGACCGATTATCCTGATTGGATTTTTACTCCATTATGGAATATTAACGTATTTGGGATATAAACATTAACAACTAAAATTATGTATGCAAATTATGACAGTAAGACTGATGAGATCGTGGCCCGCGGAGGAACATTCGATATTACAGGCACAACGGCAGTGACAAGCAAGCAATTCTTTGGCTTTGATGCTTCTGAAGGAGCCGTACTATCGGTATTGAAGGGTATCGCGATAAAAACAAATGTGACAACACTTGCAGGGATTACGGCTGCTGAAGTTGATCTTGGGGCAATCCTTTTGACCTCGCTCACGGATCCACTGCTTGCGAAGTTCTACAGGGTTGACGGGTATATCATTACCAATATAAAACTCACATCCGGGACCCTGCATTGCTATAAGATTAAGGCACAGATATCATCATGAGATGGCTGAAAAACGGCTATCGATAAAGAAAGATATCCGGCAGCGAAGCGAAGAGATAATATCAGATACCGATAAGGTCATCGACAAGCTTGCGGAATTGGAATCTTTTGCAAAGGACAAAGGTCATCCCTATCTTCATTATTATGTGTTCAGTAAAGAACTGAAAGTTTTTGCCAGTCAATTTCAAAGGATGCTGAGATGATAGTTATAAAAATAGGAAAGAAGAAATACAAGGGTGTCTATAGCTGGAATGACATAACGCTGAGGCAGTTCTGCGATCTTGCTGCCATACCGATGCCGGAAGGTTATGAGGCATATATCATTGCCGACGGTAAGTTCACGGTTGAGAATATCAAGGAATATGCCGAAGAGGTCAGTAAGCTCACGGACAAGCAGATAAATGAAGAATTCCCTGCTTATTACCGTAAAGCCATAAGCTGTCTTTCAGATATCCCGGCAAATATGAAACTCACTGACGACCAGGTGCATGAGATGTACGAGTTTTATTTCAAGCCTTTTGTTGCCAGTCTTATATATCATACTCCGGTCATCAGCTTCATAGGAAAGATTAAAAAATACCAGCCCGAGAAGATTGAGACATTCCGGATAGGTCTTAAAAGATATTATCTCCCGGCAGTTGTACGCATCCTGGATCAGGATATACCTCTGAAGAAAGAAACCATTGTTGCTTATACTGAGGCCTCTGATATTTTCCGTGGCATTAAGATTTCCAGGGATGACGTTAATCGACTGGTGTATTTCATGGCAATATATTGCCGGAGACGAAACGAAAAGTATGATGAGAAGAAAGTGCTCCGACGCAAGGAATTGTTCATGAGGGTATCTATGTCAACAGTATGGGCGGTTTTTTTTTGCACAATGAGACAGCTACCAGATTATTCAGCAGCTATCCGGTTATTTGGAAGCCTCCCAAAAACACTTCAGGAAATCGTGTCGGCGGCCCGGACTTATCGCGATTTGGCAGCCGCGGGCTGATGTATGAACTGGCTGGGACTATTGATAAAGTAAAAGATGTTGAACAGATATGTATTTATGAATTTTATGATTTTTTAGCCTTTAAACGAACCAGAGATGACGTGGATTGAAAAAAGAAATATTGAGATAAAGGCACAGATCAAATTGATTGATCACCTGCTTACTGCTCTTTGTAAATGCGAACTTACAAAAGACGGAAGGATATATCTCAGAAAACTCAAGAGTAAACTAAAAAATAAACTGAGATGACACTTGCTGCCTTACAAGCACTTCTTGAGTCAATTACCGGGACGAGTTTCGGTAAGATAATTATGGATTCGACGCTGTACTTTAACTCGCAGCGTGAAAAAACATACCCCTATGTACTATGGGCTATGGATGGGGCGCCATTTGAAAAGGATGATCGGAGCACGACAATTCAGATTAAGAAGATATTGACCCTGACCGCTTTTGCCGTTCAGAAATTTGATCCCGATACACAGAGCAGGATTACCGTATGGGATAGCATTGAAGGATATTTTGATACTTACCTGAACAAGATTAATGCACTGAGCAATGTTAAAATCATCAATATTGACAATATAAAAGGTGTATATCTGCATGAAGGAGAGAATTCTGCAGATAAAGAGATTGGAATAATGTACCCTAAAATCATAATTGAAGCCTATTGCAATGGATAGCGTGACTTTCACCGAGGTAGAAAAGCTTGAGAACATACTCAATGAGGCCCTGATGGATGAATGGGAAGCACAGGGTCATAAGGCTACCGGGGCTGTCTATAAAGAGATTGAATACCAGATAAAGCAAACCACAGACACCTTTACACTGTCAGGATATATGCCTTTTTACGGTAATATAATAGCTGCAGGTGTACCGGGAAACAGGATCCCGTATTCAGGACGGACAGGACGGGGAGGGGTGAGTAAATATATCGAGGCCCTTCAAAGGTATGCTGAGTGGAAAATAGGAATAACGGACCCAAAAAAAAGCCTGAGTGTTGCCTTTGCGATAGCAACTGTTCAGAAGAAATCAGGGATGCCAACCCCCGGGAGTTTTAAGTATTCCAATAGTGGCAAACGTAAAGACTGGGTTGAAGAAGCATTTAAGAATAACGAAGATAAGATCACCGAAGCAGTCAGGGAGATGTCCCATGAGCTTCTGAAATTAAACCTGGACGTGTTTTTGGCGCAATGGCAAATCTTATTAAATAAAGAATAATTATGTCGCTAACTGTCAACACATATCCCAACAATATTGATAACTCAGGATCTTTCAATGTAACCACGGACCTGAGCGAAGATGCTTCTCATGTCAATCTCAGGGTACGATGTGATGTGACGGTATCTGCCGTAGTCGTGGCCTCGGTTGAAAAGCCCAAAGGACTGGCAGATTTTGATTTGAGCGATATTCTTAAATCGAATGTATCAGGTATATCATTTGCCCGTGACTCTGGCGATCTGTATAAAGTATCAGGGGGATCGCCACTGGTTGCTTACACAGTATTGTTCACCGAAGTATGGGAAGATGCTGATGGAGTAACGACAACCGGTGACACTGATAATGCTTCAGGCACAACATTTAAACACGTTCCTTGCGTCGGTGATGCTAATGCATTTACCGAATATGTAATGCATGACTCAACATGTTTCTTTGCCTGTAAAACACTCAAAAATAATGTATGCAAGTTTTATACTTACAACCCGAAAGAATACTGGCTGGTATTCTTTACAGAAGTCGCTCATATAGAACTGTTTTATTCAAAAGACGGAGGGGCTTACGATCATGCTACTCATTTTGATCCGACTAACGGATGGGGAGTTATCATCATAAATATTGGTGAGCTCATGGCCACTGTAACATCAAACCTTAGAATCCAGCTTGGTGAAGTCGGTGGATCAAAGATATCGGAAGTGATCACTATATATATTGACAGTACGCAGATAGATGAACGCGAAGTGCTTGAATTTGATGGGCTGGTCGGAGGCAAGGAATACCTGGCATTTGAAGGTCTGAAGGATAAGCAGTTTACAACTGAAAGGGAATATTACAAAGCATCAGCCAAAAACCGCAAACCTATTTCTTTTACAGGGATCAATCTTCAGAAGCTTGAAACCAGGTTTAATGATATTAACAATGCTGAATACCTTAAAAGCCTGTTAGTCAGTGATAATGTTAAGAAGCTGGAGAATTCCTATGCTACACCTACAGCTGTAACCGTGATTTCCGATAATGTCAGGATTGCATCTTCTGAACTTTTCACTAATCAGATCGATATAGAGTATGAATATTAAGTTATATATAGGATCAGAACTTACTGACTTCAATGAGGTTTTCAATGTCATGTTTTCAATTGGTGACGTTCGTAATCCTTCGTTTGGCAATTCAAATAAGTCTTATACGCTTAATATTCCGCTTACAAGGACAAATAAGAAACATCTTAAATTTATCACCCAGCCTGATGTAAGAACTGAACCTACGGACATAGGGAGGCTTTACCTGGGAGAACTTCTTATCATTTCAGGCAAGGTCATTGTTCAATCATATAATGATTATTTCGCAAAGATTATAATTAACTCTGATGACTGGATTGATGATCTCAAGGAGTTGAAGATGATCTCTTTGGATCTTTCTGCTTCCGATCATGCACTTACCCATGCCAATGTAGAGAACAGCTGGGCGGCTGCTTATCCTGTATATCGTTATCCCATGATCGATTTCGGGGGCCTGCAGTCAGGCGAATACGGAGCATCTGCCAAGTGGTTCCCGACGGATTTTATACCAATGATCTCAATTGCTTCACTCATAGCAAAAATACTTGAGCCAAATACAATATCATCTTCATGGATCGCCACGGCATTTGTCAAGGACCTGTTTATTCTTTGCCGGGAGTTTATTACTGATGACAATTTTATTCTGAATAAAGGGTTATCGCTCGCAGTGTCTTTATATTCAGATAATTATATTACAGATAGTTCGGCAACTGCCATAGTGGCCACGCTAAGTAAGACACTTTCATTTTTGACCGAGACGTTAGATGAAGGAAATGATTGGGTGACCAATACCTATACTGTTCCCGTAACCGGGACCTATCGTTTTAAGGCATCAATAACAATGGTAAATACTGCGTATGGTAATTCAGATTTAACAATAACCAATGAGCATTTCTATATTGATATTTGCAAGAACGGGGCCTCAATAAAAAACTATGATGCCGGTGATTATGGGGGCACC